AATATTCTGGCCGACTCAAAAAAAAAGTCTTAGAATCATCAACACCTAACCTCATCAGAATTCTCCGTATGCACTCAACAGCAGGCGAAGATAAAATGTCATGGGACGATCTTAATCAAGAAATGGCTAACTTAGGCTCAGAACAATTTGATATCGAAACTTTCAAACAAGTTTATGATAGTGTTCCAGCAATCAAAAACTTTGTAGATAGTTTTGACCCAGAAGGCATAACGTTCAAGGGTGGTGCTGAAATTGAGGTACCACCTGAGGACACTGGTAACATCGACCAAATGGCTCAGAGAGCCACTCAAGCCAATCTATAACTTGACTTTCTTCTACTTTTAGTATATACTAGTAGAATGGGAAAACTTAATTATACCAACGAAGACGATAACATTCAAAGCGTCAATAACCAATGGATCATTACATCACACTATCCTGATTACAAAAAGTTTGAAAAACTATTTGAACAAGATGGTAAAGATATTAGTGAAAACACTACAACTGCCAACGGTGAACAGATTGATTTGGAAAGTGAAAAGACGTCTTGCAAATGGACAGATCTTAAAAAGGATTATTTAGATTGGGTATTGCAAAAGGTACAATCATTTACATTACCAATTAACAAATTAAAAGTTATTAGAGCATGGACTATAACTTATCACAAAAATGGGTACCAAGGTATTCATGTACACACAGGTGATATGGATTATAAAACCTTTAGTGTTGTTATGCATATGGACGACGTAATAACAACAAAAGAAAACAAATATGACGGAGTCTTATTTACAATTATGCCTGAACCTAACGGACATCAACACCCAGGACACTATCTAAGTCAAGCAGGTGGAGTTGTGATGCTAGATGGCAGAGTGTGGCATGGTGTATATCCTACATCAACCCAAAGACGTTCTTTCATAGTAGACTTTGAATACGAATAGGAGATAGCATTGTCTTTAATTACAAGCAAATACAATTACAAAGAACTTAAACGTAAACACATAGATGGCCGAAGATTATATGCTTGTCCAGATGGTAATTCAGTTGCAAGTGTAACAACAATACTTGATGCCACTAAAGATAAAACACATCTAATTGCTTGGCGTAAAAGAGTAGGTGCTGAAAAGGCCCAACAAATTACTACTGAGGCCGCAAGTGTAGGTACTCGTATGCACAAATACCTAGAGGATTATATAGACAAAGGTGAATGGCCTACACCAGGTTCTAATCCTTATGCCAAACAAGCACATCAAATGGCTGAAACAGTAAGAGATAGTGCTATTAAAGATATTGATGAAATGTGGGGTAGTGAAGTACATTTGTTCCACCCTAAGATTTATGCGGGTACTACAGACCTTGTAGGCGTTTATAAAGGTAAGCCTGCCATTATGGATTTCAAGCAAACTAATAAGCCTAAAAAAGCAGAGTGGGTAGAGGACTATTATCTTCAATTGACTGCTTATGCATTAGCACACAATGAATTATATGACACTAATATACGTTCCGGGCATATTTTTATGTGTAGCAGAGACTTTCAATACCAACAATTTGACCTTTTAGAAGAAGATTTTGCTAAATGGGAATCTAAATGGTGGGATAGAGTATATCTGTATTACGACAAGTTCGCATAAATATATGTATCAGGAGTTATTAAATGGCAGTTGTACAGATATCACGTATTCAAATTAGAAGAGGACAAAAGAACGTAGGTTCAGGAATTCCTCAACTTGCTGGCGGTGAATTAGGTTGGGCAGTAGATTCCCAAGAACTTTACATTGGTAACGGTGCAGTATCAGAAGGCTCACCAGCAGTAGGTAATTCAAAGATCATTACAGAACATGATAACTTATTTGAATTAGCAAGTACATACACATATAAAACAGGTAGTTCAGTTCAAACAGGTTCTAGTGCAACTAGTCCTATAACAAGAACATTGCAAAAAAGATTAGATGAAACTGTTACAGTTCAGTCATTTGGTGCTTTAGGAGATGGTACAGACCAAACTGCACAATTACAAAGAGCAGTGGACCAGTTATATCTTAATGCATCTACAAAAGGTACAGTACCTAGTAGAGTAGTTTTAGAATTACAACCTGGAACATACACAATTACAAATACTATACATATTCCACCTCATGCAACACTTATAGGTGCAGGAAGTGATAAAACAATTATTCATCAGACAGGTGAATTTCCAATATTTAAAACTGTAAACAGTTTAAGTACTCCAGGTTCACCAGCGGCTGATTCAGGAAGTAGTTTAACAAATCAAGCAAGAAAAATTATTCTTAGAGGAATGACTCTAAAGATTAATACTTTAGAGAAAACAGGACTTGACCTTGTAACTTGTAGAGAAAGTTTATTTGAAGATCTAAACATTGAAGGTCCTTGGATAAGCACATCGGCCACAGTAGCAGATGCAATTGGTATTAAGATGTCGTCTTTATCTAGTTTAGTAGGTACACTACAAAATACATTTAGAAACATTAAAGTAACAGGATTTAGTTATGCAGTTAAAAGTGATGATGACTGTAATGATAATTTGTTTGACAAGTGTACATTTGAAACAAATGATTATGGTATAGTGTTTGGAAAAGACACAGTACTAGGATCACAATCACAGTCAACAGGACCATCAAGAAACAATGTAACAAATTCTTTATTTAGATATATTAACCAACACGGTTTATGGTATGAGAACGGACAGTTTAATCATAGTGAAGGTAACAAATTTATTGATGTAGGTAACGAAGGTGGCGGAGACACTACTCCTTTCTTTACAATTATCAATACAAGACAAGCAGGAAATTCTAGTACAGAAGACTTCTTTGAAAGAAAAAGAAGATTAATGTATGATGCAGGTTATACAAGTATCGCATACAAAAGTGAAACTGAAGGTGAGTTAGACTCAAAAGACAGTTCAACACATAACCTTAATATAATACAAACAGGCACATACACAACATTATTTAGATTGCCAGGTGATGCTTCAAGATCATTTGCAATTGAATACACTTACAAAAGTTCTACTATCGATGCATTACGTTCAGGCACAATTAGCCTAGTAGTTGATAGTTCAAATAATGCAGTATCCCTTGATGATGAGTTTACATATAGTGGAAGTCCAAGCAACCAAACTAATTTACAGTTTAGAGCAAACTATCTAGACGTAAATGGTGACACAACGGTTGACACAGTGGCCATTCAGGTGTTAAACTCTACTACAAATGATCAAGGATATTTACATTTTAAAATCTCAAACGTCACATAGAAACATTAATGTTTGAAAACGATTACGAGTCTCGGTTACGAGAATGGAGTGAATTCAGATCTACCTTAGAAAACTCAGACAATCCGTTTGAGGACACTCTAAAGTTGTATAAAAATGCACCCCGTATCTTTAAAAGCAGTGTGGATCCCTGGGATCAGAATACATGGTTAGGTCCATGGCAACTAGTAGAAAAAAATTTATATACTGAGATGTGCATTACTTTAGGAATCTGTTACAGTCTTCAATTAACTGAACGGTTTTCCTCTAGTGATTTTGAGATACATAATGCAGTAGACCAAAAAAACAAACACACATTTTATCTACTGGTTGTGGATAACAATGTTATTAACCCAATAGCAGAGGAAGTATATAGCGGACTACCTACGCATTTTGTTTCACAACGTATTTTCAAGATGCCTAAGGTCAACTAAATACTTTTTTGAGGTATTGTAAAAGTAAAGTAAGGAAGTAATAGATGTCAAACGGTTCAGAAATCAATATTGTAAAACGCGATGGACGTAAATTTCCATTAGATATTAATAAAATCCATAACGTAGTTTCATTTGCCTGTGAAGGTTTATCAGGTGTTAGTATGTCACAAGTTGAAATGAATGCTAACATACAATTCTACGATGGTATGTCGACTAACGAAATTCAAGACATCTTAATTCGATCGGCAAACGATCTTATTTCATTAGAAGCACCTAACTATCAATACGTTGCGGCTAGACTTTTATTATACGGAGTGTATAAAGATGTGTTTGGCGAATACAAACACAAATCATTTATTGATATGATAAAACTTAACATTGAACGTGGCGTTTACGATCCTCAAATTTTAGATCTTTACACAGAAGAAGAAATTGATTCTTTAGACAAATACATTAAATTGAACAGAGATGAAAACTTTACCTATGCAGGACTTAGACAAATTGTAGACAAGTATCTAGTGCAGGATAGATCTTCAGGACAGATCTTTGAATCCCCGCAATATATGTACATGATGATTGCGGCAACATTATTTGCAAACTATCCTAAAGAAGATAGATTACATTACGTAAGGAGATACTATGATGCGACCTCACTTTTTAAAATCAATATCCCAACGCCTGTCATGGCCGGTGTACGTACACCTGTTAGACAGTTTGCTTCGTGTGTCCTTGTTGATAGTGATGACACCCTTAATAGTATTTTTTCTAGCGATATGGCTATTGGACGTTATACGGCTCAAAGGGCAGGCATAGGAATCAATGCAGGACGTATTAGAGCAATCAACTCTAAGATCAGAGGTGGCGAAGTAGCACACACAGGTCTTGTTCCATTTTTAAAGAAGTTTGAATCAACTGTAAGATGTTGTACACAGAACGGAGTACGTGGAGGTAGTGCAACTACCCACTTCCCGCTTTGGCACTATGAGATACAAGACTTATTAGTATTAAAAAATAATAAAGGTACTGAAGATAATAGAGTACGTAAGTTAGATTATTCTGTACAACTTAATAAACTTATGTATGAAAGATTTTTACAAAGTAAAGACATTACACTTTTCTCACCACATGAAGTACCAGACTTATACGAAGCCTTTTTTGCAGACCAAGAGAAGTTTGAAAAACTTTATACCAAGTACGAAAAAGATCCTAAGATAAAAAAGAAAACTGTTCCTGCTATGGAACTGTTTAGTGATATGCTTCGTGAACGTGCTGAAACAGGACGTATATACTTAATGAATGTTGACCATGCAAACACACACAGTTCATTTAAAGATACAGTTTACATGAGTAACTTATGTCAAGAGATTACACTACCTACAAAACCTTTACAACACATTGATGATCCAGAAGGAGAAATTGCATTATGTATATTAAGTGCTATTAATGTTGGCGTGTTAAAAGAGTTAGATGATTTAGACGAACTATGTGAACTAGCAGTTAGAGCCTTAGAAGAAATTATTGATTATCAAAAATATCCTGTAGAGGCGGCTGAAAAGTCTACTAAAGCAAGAAGAAGTTTAGGTATTGGATACATTGGCCTAGCACACTATCTAGCAAGACAAGGTGTAAAATATTCAGATAAAAAAGCATTAACAAGAGTACACGAGTTAACAGAAGCATTTCAATATTATCTTTTAAAAGCAAGTAATACTATTGCAAAAGAAAGAGGACCTTGTGATTACTTTAACCGTACTAAATACTCAGACGGCATTCTGCCTATCGATACATACAAAAAGGACCTAGATGAAGTATGCAACATAAAGTTAAAATATGATTGGGATTCTCTTCGGGCGTCTATTAAGGAACACGGCCTACGGCACAGCACTCTGTCCGCACAGATGCCTTCAGAAAGCAGTTCCATTGTGTCAAACGCAACAAACGGAGTTGAACCTCCTAGAGGATACTTGTCCGTTAAGAAAAGCAAAAAAGGGCCTCTTAAGCAGATTGTTCCGCAATATCAAAGTTTAAAAAACTATTACACGTTGTTGTGGGATATGCCAGGCAACGCAGGTTACATTAATGTAATGGCTGTAATTCAAAAGTTCTTTGATCAGGCTATATCAGGAAATTGGAGTTACAATCCAACGCAGTATGAAAACAACGAAGTTCCTATGAGTACTATGTTTAAGGACTTACTTACAACATATAAATTAGGTTGGAAGACATCTTATTATCAAAATACATACGATTTTAAGGGCGAAGACGAAGTAGAATTAAGAGAAGAGATAAGTACTCCGCTGGAGCAGGAATCACCACATCCTGAGAAAACGGAAGAAGAGTGTGAGGCGTGTGCAATTTAAGTATTGACAAGTTTCAGTAAATAATTTATAATAGTAAGTAGGATTAGAGAAAAGAGAAAGAGTAACAATGGCGAAAACTGTCTTTAATAGAAACAAAGTAGACTTTACAAAACAACCGATGTTTTTTGGTGAAGACCAAAATACACAGAGATACGATACATTTAAGTTTCCTGAGTTTGATAAACTTAATCAAACCATGTTAGGATACTTCTGGAGACCAGAAGAGGTTAGTCTACAAAAAGATAGAGCAGATTTTCAAAACTTTCGTCCAGAACAAAAACATATTTTTACAAGCAATTTGAAATACCAAACATTGCTTGATAGTGTACAAGGTCGTGGACCAAGTCTTGCATTTTTACCTTGGGTATCATTACCTGAACTAGAAGGTTGCATAGTAACTTGGGATTTCTTTGAAACAATTCATTCACGTTCTTATACACACATCATGAAAAACGTTTATCCAGACCCAGGTGAAGTATTAGATCATATCTTGGAAGATGAAGAAATTATTAAACGTGCAGTTTCAGTAACAAAGAATTATGATTCTTATACAAAAGCAGTAGAAGACTTCCATTACAGAGGTAAAGGAACAATGAAAGATGTTAAGAAGAAACTATTCCTAGCAATGATGAACGTAAACATCTTAGAAGGATTACGTTTTTATGTTTCATTTGCCTGTACATTTGCATTTGCTGAAAGCAAAATGATGGAAGGTTCAGCCAAGATTATCAGTTTAATTGCTAGAGACGAAGCAACACACTTGAACTTATCTACACACGTATTGAAAAATTGGTTACGTGGTAATGACGATCCTGAAATACAAAAATTAGGACAAGACAGTGAAGAAGAAGTTTACGAAATGTGGAAAACTTGCGTCGAGGAAGAAAAAGCATGGGCAAAGTATTTGTTCAAAGATGGATCAATTATTGGTCTTAATGAAGTAATACTAGGCCAGTATGTAGAATTCATTGCTAACAGAAGATTAAAAGCATTAGGTTACAAACCTATCTTTGATCAACCAGTGAATACTAATCCTTTGCCTTGGACACAACATTGGTTGAGTTCAGCAGGATTACAAGTGGCTCCACAAGAAACAGAAGTAGAGTCATATATTATTGGGGGCGTTAAACAAGACGTAGAGAAGGATACATTCAAAGGATTTAAATTATAATTATGACAAACGTAGTATATTCAAAACCAATGTGTACCTACTGTGATAAGGCAAAACATTTGTTGAAGACAGCAGGTATCGAATTTAAGGAAATGCTTATTGGCAGAGACCTAGACAGAGAAACTTTATTAGAAGAGTTTGAAGCAAACGGTATGCCACAGCCAAGATCTGTACCGCAAATCATACTTAACGGTAAGTATGTTGGGGGATACAACGAACTAGTGAAGTACGTTGAGGAACACGGTATGGAAGGACTGAAACAATAAGTATGCTAATTGAAACACCGCACAAAGCAGGCGATACAGTATCATTTAAATTACAATCAGGCGAAGAGATAGTTGCAAGAGTTGATGGTATAACTGATCAAAGTTACCGCTTACATAAACCTTTGACATTAATGAATACAGGAAAAGGAATTGGCTTAGGTCAATTTATGATGACAGCAGACCCGTTAGCAGATATCCATATGCCTAAGTCCAGTGTTGTTTGTTCTTCAAAAACCCACGCCACAATGGCGAAACAATATATTGAAGCAACGACTGGAATCAAAACATGAGCACAAAATTATTAGTAGACATAGACGGAGTACTACTTGACTGGGACACTGCCTTTCAGAAATGGATGGCAATGGAAGGTTTCATAGTTAAAGAAGGTGGAGACACTGAGTACAAAACACATCTTAGATTCGTTACAAATATTCAAAAAGAACCTATTCCAGAAGACAAAGCAGATTGGTTAGTGAAAATATTTAATCGCTCTGCGTGGATTGGATTCTTAGAACCGTACAAGGATAGTGTAGAGATAGTAAAAGCATTAAAGGACAAAGGTTATACCTTCACTGCTATTACTTCTTTAACAACAGATAAACCTGCACAGGCACTTAGAAATATGAACCTTGCAGAGTTATTTGGAGAGGACACATTTAAGGATATCCATTACTTAGAAACTGGTGGTGGCAAAGCCGAAGTTCTAAGCAAAATGGGTGAAGGGCATTGGTGGATTGAGGATAAGCCGGATAACGCAGTCGAAGGACTTAATCACGGACTTAAACCAATTCTTATGGAGCACAGTTACAATAAGGGGTTTTTCAACAGTCAAATTGAGAAGACCCAATCTTGGCGTAACATATATAAAATAGTAACAGGAGAAAAATATGTCATCAATTCATGAGCAGATTACTGCGGCATATGAGAACTACTTGAAAGAAGCAGAATCTTTCGATACAAAAGGTGTAAAAGCCTCAGCGGCAAGAGCCAGAAAAGCCTTAGGCGAAATGGGTAAACTTGCTAAATCAAGAAGAGCAGAGATTCAAGATAAAAAGAACTCAATGTAATTTTGTTAGTTTGGCGTTGTAGATGTAATGTTTACAACGCCATTCTTTTATATTATTTCCGTAACAATTACCAAAATTATTATAAATATGATTAGTATAATTACTAACAAATACAAACTAGGGTAAATTTAAGCATAATGGAAAAAGGTAAATTAAAGTGGTATAATCCAGTAAAAGGTTTTGGATTTATTACTCCAGCAAATGGTGGCAAAGATATTTTTGTACACGTTTCCCAATTCAAGAAAGCCGGCATCACGGACATCGTTGAAGATATTCAACTTGAATATCAATTAGAAGAGTTTCGTGGCAGAACCATTGCGGCGAACATCAAACAAATCTAATATAACGTAGCAGTATTATTGGGCACAAAGACCGGCTTACAATAAGCAGTCGCACGATGCTCTTGTGGCACTAGGTAACTATGCCCATAGTTACCGTACCTTTTTACTATTTCACTAGCAAAGTAATTACAACGTTCAACATCTCTAAAGTACATAGGCTGACCACCTTGTTGTACATCACCTAACAATAATACTAATAGAAATGCATGAACGTTCATTTTGCTTGTTTTTTCTGATAGTCTTCTACTGCGGCCTTAATGGCATCTTCTGCCAACACCGAACAATGTATCTTTACGGGTGGAAGAGCAAGTTCGTTTGCGATTTCTGTATTCTTAATTTCCCTTGCTTCGCCCAGTGTTTTGCCTTTAACCCACTCAGTAACAAGAGAACTACTAGCAATAGCACTGCCACAGCCGAACGTTTTGAACTTGGCGTCATCAATACACCCTTTCTCGTTAACTTTTATTTGTAACTTCATGACATCACCACAAGCAGGTGCTCCCACTAGTCCTGTGCCTACGTCACTATCTTCTTTGTCCAAGGAACCTACATTCCTAGGATTTTCATAATGGTCTATAAGTTGTTTACTATACCCCATACTTCTTCTCCAGTTTGTTAATCTAAATCTTTCTGCATTTGCTTTACAGTTTCACGCCAATTGAATGTTGGGTCAGGTCTATACTTTATCTTTATTGATCCCATGCAGTTATCATCTCTACCTGTTACTATTACTTCATTACTATTTTTAGGACCAACGTATATACAAACTAGGTTCTCGCCAATCCAACCCATAAAAACTCTTCTACCTGTAACTAAATTAGGTTCTTGTCTTTCGCCACGTCTTATTTGTTGTTCATACGTGTACGGCTTTGTGGCTCCATATATCTTTCCCTTGGCCCATACTTTGCTCGGAGCCAATAAAGCAACAACCATAGTGAGTCCAAGTAGTACATTTATATAATACCTTTTGTTGATAATGCGTACCAAAACAACCCTCCTACGAAACCTAATAGAAAAAGAATAACAATACCTATTTGTATCGCTTCTACAAAGTCTGCTCTCATTTGTGCTTGTTTATAAACTGCTTTTTCTCTTTGGTCTCGTATCTTTCGACGCATCTCTTTTAATTCGTCCCAAGTACCATAACCATATCTAAAATTTAATAATGCTTGTAATTCTTTTTCTTGTTCAAGGATTTTCTTTTCGTGCATTAACAAAGATAATGCTTCTTCTTCTACTGAACCTGCATTGAAAAGTTTTTTGAACAACGGAGGCTTTTTTTGCATCTGTTGTCCTTTACGGAAATCTGATATTGCGGTGTACCACTTGCCCATTTGCCCGACTGTGTTTTCAAAGTCTTGGCCGGCTTGGACAAATCTCTTAACGGTATTGAAGGCCGTCGTTGCGGCGGCTATTGCAGTAAAAGGATCTACTATTTCCCTCTCCTAAAAAAATTACCCTCAATAATATTTATCTATTATTCTAATATAAGTGATTTGATTGAAAGAGTTCCGTTTATCATTCAAAATGGTTGACATAGCCTATCAAAGGTGTTATAAATATAGAGTAATTGTTGACGTCATTGTATGTCACAAGAGCAGGACCCGGGTGCAATTCCCGGCTACTCCACCAATTCAATACACCCCCTACGGGGTAGAATTAGGATCGACTGGCTTGTTAAGAATGAAAGAGATTACCGGGTGGGAACTCCGTTAACGTAACAAAACTATAAATGCAAACGATAATTTTGCATCTGAGGATTATGCACTAGCGGCATAATTTGACGGGGTTGGCAACTTACCTGGCAACAGAAAAGTTGCGTCTATTAATACATAGGCAAAGCCTATAATAATTTGTATATAAATATCGTGCTAGGTGAGAAGGAGTAAGTATAATGCCACCACGCAATCATAGAAACTGGTTGAAAGAACCAGCAGTAGAATATATTAGTAGCGAATGCTATAACAATCAAGACATACACGATCAAGAACAAGAACAGATCTTTAGTAAGGTTTGGATCCCTATGTGTCATAAGAGTGAACTACCAAACGAGTTAGACTTTAGAACAACACAGATAGCAGGAGTCAATGTTCTTGT